TGATGGATTCGAAAGTTTTTGGTAAGAAAGAAATGGCACCAACACCTGTGCCTATGGCGAATGTTGCATTGTCTGGTCGTTTAGATGGCGGTTTAGTTCCTGGGTTGCTAATGCTTGCAGGTCCATCTAAACACTTTAAGTCAGCATTTGCATTGTTGATGGCGGCAGCATATCAGAAGAAATATCCTGATGCTGTTATATTGTTTTATGATTCAGAGTTTGGTACACCACAATCATACTTTGAATCTTTTGGTGTTGATCTAGATCGTGTTGTTCATACACCGATTACTGATGTTGAGCAATTGAAGTTTGATATTATGCAACAGTTGGATAACATCGACAAGAAAGATCGTGTTTGTGTTGTTGTTGATTCAATCGGTAACCTTGCATCGAAGAAAGAAGTTGATGATGCGATGGATGGTAAATCAGTTGCAGATATGTCTCGTGCAAAACAGATGAAGTCGCTATTCAGAATGGTAACACCACATTTGAATCTGAAGGACATTCCTTTGATTTGTGTTAATCACACATACAAAGAGATCGGATTATATCCTAAGGATGTTGTATCAGGCGGTACAGGTGCATACTATTCTGCTGATGCGATTTGGATTATTGGTCGTCAACAAGAAAAGGTTGGCACAGAGATCGAAGGTTATCACTTCATTATCAATATCGAAAAGTCAAGACATGTGCGTGAAAAATCTAAGATTCCTATCACAGTTACATTTGATGGCGGTATCTCGAAGTGGTCAGGTTTGATGGACATTGCTGAAAAGATGGGTTACATACACAAACCAAAAGTTGGTTGGTATGAAGCAATGGATCCTGATACAGGTGAAGTATTGACTGACAAGTTGATGCGAGCAAAAGAGATCGCTGACAATGGCGACTTCTGGAAAATGATTATGGAAAAAACAAACTTCGCTGAAGCGGTACGTAACTATTATTCTGTTGGTGGGAAACCATTGATGGGTGATGACGAGGAATCTGTACAGAATGATTGAGAGAACAATCCTAGGCGGGTTGTTAAATAACGAAGAATACACACGAAAGGTTCTTCCGTTTTTAGCGCCCGACTACTTTGATAATTATTCAGAAAGATTAGTGTATCAAACGATTGATACCTACATCAACGAATACAATGGGTTGCCTACAAAGGATGCCTTGCGTATTATCATTGATGAAAACTCTGGCATAAACGAAACACAATTCACTGAAGCAACAGGTATTATCAGTGAACTTGTGTATGACGAAAAAACAGAGTTAGATTGGTTAGTTGATAAAACAGAAAAGTTTTGTCAAGACAAAGCAGTTTACAATGCAGTTCGTGAATCAATCCTTGTTCTTGATGGCAATCATGACGAAAAGGATAAAGGTGCGATTCCCGAAATGCTTGCTGAAGCATTAGGCGTTTCATTCGACAACGCTGTTGGTCACGACTTCCTTGAAGATACAGATAGTCGTTATGACTTCTATCACACAAAAGAAGATAAAGTTCCTTTTGCTCTTGAATTGTTGAACAAAATCACAAAGGGTGGTTTGTCACGTAAGTCGTTGAGTATCGCACTTGCAGGTACAGGTGTCGGTAAAACATTGTTCATGACACATTGTGCATCAGCGGCATTGATGGAAGGCAAGAACGTATTGTATATCACGATGGAGATGGCAGAAGAAAAGATCGCAGAACGTATTGATGCGAACTTGCTTGATGTTACTCTTGACACATTGAAAGAGATGCCTAAGGATTCGTATGACAAGAAGATGGATCGTGTCAAAAACAAAACGACAGGCAAACTCATCATCAAAGAATATCCTACAGCATCAGCAGGTTCGGCACACTTCAGACATCTTATCAACGAATTACGTTTAAAGAAAAACTTTCATCCTGATATTGTGTATATCGATTACTTGAACATCTGTATGTCATCTCGTATTCGTATGGGTGCGAACGTAAACTCTTACACATTGATCAAAGCGATTGCAGAAGAACTTCGTGGATTGGCGGTTGAGTGTAACGTGCCTATCGTATCAGCGACACAAACAACAAGATCAGGTTATGGCAATTCAGACATAGGTTTGGAGGACACATCAGAATCATTTGGTTTGCCTGCGACTGCTGACTTTATGTTTGGTTTGATTTCAACTGAGGAACTTGAATCATTGGGTCAATTGATGATCAAACAGTTGAAGAATCGATGGGGTGATTTGAACACACTAAAACGATTTGTTGTTGGTATTGATAGATCGAAAATGCGATTGTTTGATGTTGAGGAATCAGCGCAAACGCTTGTAAGTGACACACCGGTATTTGACAATACATCAGCAGGTGCTAGATTACAGATGGAAAACTTTGGGTCACAACCTAAGGGTAAGAAATCTAAATTTGACGAGTTTATTTAACCTAATAAAAAGGCGTTAAGCCTTTCTTCTTAACGCCTCTTTAGCACCCTAGCGTGGTCGAGCACAACCCCAGTGGCATATTCAATGCTACCCCGACTTTTCCATCTGTGAATCTTCTTGTTATTCTTTTTAATATCACACTTGCCTCTTGCGTAATTAAACACATGTACACGCACCCATGCGTAAATATTTATATAATAAAAAACTCTGGATTATAAATATTTGCATGAATTTCATATACGGATTTGCTCTTAGTGTACATATGGGGTTACAAGGTAACTTCAACGAGTTTATTCCTCACATCAGATACGAGGACGAACCGCACATAGCAGGACTTTACTACAACAGCGAAAGATCAATTAGTGCGTATGTAGGATACATCAAACACTTCGATTCATATTCTGTTGAGTATGCTCTTGTCTCGGGTTATGATGCAGAAAACATTCTACCCTATCTTCGCATCACAAAACCATTCTTGGAAAACACACAACTATTCTTTTCACCCTCAATAGAAAAACATAATACAGGCACAACAACAGAAACACGCTTAGGTGGAGTTGCTGGTATTGAATTTTTATTTTAAAAACCGGTTGACATTATTTTCAAATCTGTTATAATAACGGTATGATTTACGATTATGATGGTAAACCAAGAAATCTCAAGAAACTCGTTCTAGAAGAGGCACTTGCCTACGCAAAGAAGTATCTCAAGTTAAGTGATGCATCATATGTGCTGATCGAGTTCACAAAGGATTGTGATACATTTGGATATGCCCATAACGAAGGTGATAATGATTATCATATCGAGATAAACAAAAATCATACTGTACCTTTGATGTTGGGAACATTGTTTCATGAGTTAACTCACATTCGTCAATACGAAACAGGTCGTCTTATCATGACACCTAATGATGATGGTGCGGTTTGGGAAGGATTGTATGTTGAAGCAGAGTATGACGATCAACCCTGGGAAGAGGAAGCATACGATCTAGAAACAAAGATGCTAAGAAACTTCAAGCGAAACTTTAAGAAAAAGTATAATTACGCACTATGAATATATTTGTACTATCGGAATGCCCAGTTGAATCGGCACAAATGCAATGCAACAAACATGTGGTGAAAATGATTGTTGAGTCAGCACAAATGCTATCAACAGCACACAGAATGCTTGACGGAAACTATTGCAAACGACCATCTGTATCAGGCAAGACGATGAGTTCATATTGGGAACTTGATGATAGTCGTGAAAGTAAATTGTACAAAGCAGTTCATATGGGACATCCTTGTACTGTATGGACAAGTGAATCAAGTGCAAACTATGACTGGCACGTTGAACATTTTGAAGCGTTATGTGACGAATATACTTATCGATACGAACGCACACACGCAACAGATACGAAGTTGCGCAAAGTGTTGAGACGCCGACCAGACAACATTCCGATGGGTGATCTCACACCTTTCAAACTAGCAATGGGTAGCAATCCAGAATGTATGTTACCTGATCCTGTCGAAAGTTATCGTAGGTTCTACAAGACAAAACAAGAACGATTTAGCATGACATGGAGTAAAAGATCGATACCACAATGGTTCGTGCAGAAAACTGCATAATATTTACAAAATAATCCGCAAAAAAATGAAAAAAATGCTTGACATTTATTCTAGATGTGCTATAATACGTGTATAAATTGAATTGAAAGTGAGAATGATTATGTACGAAGATATCCTTGAAAGTGCGTTAAAAAGTGAGATGACTTATGTCTCATTTGAAGATGGGACAGAGTGGGTTGCCCCTTTGTTGTCGTTTTCTGTGTTAGACAAGTATTTTTGGGACCTTGTAAATCATAGACCCTTAAGGGCTACTGATATGGGTCGTGATTCTAAATTTTTGGGAGCATAATTATGTATACTAGATTTGATAAAGAACAATTCACATGGGATGGTTCATTTCTCATGTACAACGGTCCTTACAACGGATCTAAGACAATGGATGAAGTTAATCCTAACTGTCACCCATCTTGGGTAGGTAAAATGAAACCTGCTTTTATCGCACGATTCAAGTATGGTTCAAAACCTTGGAAATCTTGGGTAAACTTCTTAGTGAAGAATGCTCATGTTGAAATCTACTTGAAACTAGCAGAAGAGTTTACTCCACTTGAAGCGATGAGAATGTTAGGTTTTAAACCTCGAAAAAAATAAAAAAAATGCTTGACATTTTCGCTGAGTGTGCTATAATACGTGTATAAATTGAATTGAAGAGAGAATAGATTATGACTGAATTAGAACTTTTGAAAGAACAGTGGGCAGAGCAACAGTTTGAAGCTCGTGCTAATGGAATCCCAACCGAGTCGTTTGAGGACTGGGATCTTAAGAGAAGAGCTCGTCAGAGTTTCTTTGAGAACTGGAAAAATGCTAGTTCTGATGCTGAATCAATTGCTGAAGCGAGGGTATCATAGTTATGGTTAATATTCCAAAGAAAGTTGCTCGTCTTGTAATTCACACCCAATTTCGTGAGAACTACGGTGCCCACGCCTGGGACGGAAAAGGTGAATGTCCACAAAACTGGAAGTACAAAGGCGGATCAACTTACGTTTTTGATCACCTCGACAATCCTTTTGTTAGACCTAAGGACTACATTGATGAGATCACTAAGTTGATCGAATTTCGAGATGATGGTGCTGAGGAGTATGTTCTCTCAGCAGACATCGTTGATGTGTCTGACGAACCATGGGAGAGTTGGGATAAACCAATCATGTTGTCTCGTAATTTTTACGGGAACTACATTGCGGAAAGAGAGTTTCTTTTAAATGAAGGAACCGAGTCATGGGTTATGACACCCGAATCTAATCGTGAAGCGTATCACGCTTCTCCTGCTTAATTTGAGAGGTATATATATTATGAGTTATTCTTACGAAAACAAAGTCGCTGCTCGATCTATCATCAACGAACTCATACGAGAGTTTGAAAAGAATGGGTATGACGATTCGTATGCCGTGGGTTATCTTTCTGCTTTAATTTCTACATTAGCGGCAGAAAATGAATCAATCGTTAAAGAGTTAGTCGAATGTCTCGACTACGCAAAATATAAAAGGACAGTCGCATAAATGGAAGTATGGTGTGTTAGTTGGTACGATAATAATAATAAAAGACACATTGAATGGAACGTACCCGACCCGTGGTACTTAGAAAAGAAGTTAATTGAAAAGGGAGTTGATCCCGACAAAATTGATATTTATGAGAAGGATGTTTCCTAATGAGTTGTGAAAACTGCAAATGCTGTTGTAAATCTGGTCCTGGGTTTTTTGGATGGTTGTTTATTATACTCACTGCACCTTTGTGGATAGGATTTGCATTTGGTTTTTGGGCATTCCTTTTAGGTTAAGTTATAGGACTTATATTATGAAGAAAGTTAATTTCGATGAACTGACAGAACAAGAACTTGATGTTTTTGAAGAAGTGAGAAACATGGTTGTATCGAATAACAGTTTAGATGATTTTTATTCCGAACTGTGCGTTTACGATGACGATCATGGATCAAACTATTCAGATCTTTTGAATCATCTTATTGATCTTGTCGCAAAAGCACAATTCGATACGATGGTTATTTAAGCAACCTGTAATTTATACCATCGCCAGCGCTATTGAATCAGCAGGATTGATACTGCCTGAATTACCTGCAGCAGTGGGTATAGCAAAAGCTATTCTAATTATCCCTTGATTAGGCACATTACTTAGTGTATTCGATCTCATAAACTGCATCTCGCCTTGAGCCATGGCGGATGCTTCCAGATACCAAACATAGCGCCCTTCTTGTTGTCTTAATAAAGGTGATGGTGTGTCGATGCCTGTTGCTGTATGATTGTAAGGTAAAGCTTCCTTTACGACATTTGTAAAATCAATCCCATACCTAACTCCTGTATTAGTAGATCCAGTACCTACCGCAGATCTAAATACGTGCCACCTTGCAGTGTTGTTTTGAACACCATCGCTGCCTGTGCCTCTGAGCATACTCGCTGTTGAGTAGTTGGTCAATCCTGTAGACACTGCAGGCAGTGAAGTAAATGGCGAACCGGTATGCGCTCTCATAGTAACGTATGGGCTCAAGTTGGCCATTACATCGCCGTTAGTTCTTAAAATTTGTATACCTGCAATAGCTATATCATTTTCATACCATGTCGTAGCAGTTATTTTTCCCATTATATATAGTGTTCTATTGGCTGACCCACCTGCAGAACCAATATCATAATGAACATCTCTTGTATCATACGCACCAATATAATTGTCATTTAACTGTGAATAATCGGTACTGCTTCCTCCGACTTGTGCAAAAACATCTTCAGTAAATCCGGCGTCAGGGACTCCTGAAGAAG